GAGTAATATATGATCTGTGGTTGAATTTAATAATAATCTTCCAGAGTTGATAATAATTTGTTTTCCTGCATATTGGTTTGGTAATGTAGGAGATGGAAGAAAATCATATGAAAGGTAATCATTTGTGGATGATGATGAAATTGGAATTTGTTGAGTAGAAGTAAGATATATAGATGAATTGTCTTTATTTATATCTTCTACAATACTATTATATGGAGGATTTTCGGTATGAATTCCGTTAGAAATAATTGTGATAGGATCCCCAATAGAGCCTGTATTTGACCAATTATTAAAAATAAGAGAGGTATTTGTTCTGGTAGGTACAGTATTACCTAATCTAATAGCATTACCAAATCTTCCATCTAAGATAAAATCACCTTCATAAGAATAAAGAGGATTACGATTTCCTTTTTCTTGGAAATACCCACCAGGTTTGAATGTAGTATTACTTCCAGATGTTGGTGAATTAGGTACTCCTACAGCTTCAACTTCAGCATAATTTTTATTTTGTGAAGGGGGAGTAATAGTAGTTGATGGATATGGGAGAGGGTTGGTTTGAGAGGTATTCCAAAGATTTATAGGACTAATATAATAGAATGTAAGACTATTAAAGTCTTTTTGGTATTCTTTGTTAGCTAAAGCTATAATTAAAACTACCTCATTGACTAATGGATAATTTTTTAAATTTGGAAATAAAGGTAAAACATTAGGTATATTAGTACTACCTAAAAATTGAACATCAGTAAGTAAAGTACAAGTAATAGATCCATTTGTTGAAGTTCCACTTTGATCAACAGAAATTACTCTAGCAGATAATATTTTACCTGCTATATTGCGAACAGCATCTTCAGAAAAGGAATTAGAAATAGATCCTAACCCAGCATATTCAGTTAAACCTGATGTTAGAGCCATGTTATTTACCTAATTTTTCTAATTCGTCGAGTAATTGAGCTTTTTCTTCATCGCTAATACCTAAACTACCATCTTCATTAGTGTTATTTAAAGCACGTTGAACTAAAGTGGCCATTTTGATTAGAGCATCATCATTTTTAACTCCAATCTCCATGTATTCTTTAATTAAAGGTACAATTAGGGTAGCATCACCAATGTCGGAAACCATTGGTTTTAGTTCGGAAATAAGCGCGGTTACTTGTGCTTCGCGGCGTTTTTGGTTATTATAAATTTCTTCGAGTAAATCACCGAATTTCTTTTTACCAAATACTATTTTATCAAATTGAGCACTCATATTTATATGGTTTTATTTGGTTATAAATATAACTCACTCAAATTCTATATAACCATTATCAAGATAAAATATATAATTATCTTTAAATATATCGTATAGTTGATTAGCTACCTTAGTAATTTTGGGGGTTTTTACATCTACCATTTCTCTTATATAGATGTATAGGGCTTTTTTATTGAAGATGTCAATATCTTCTCTTTTACGGAATAATTCTAAAATTGCATCTGCTACTTCAGCATCATGTTGTTTAGGAAATATTTTATATATGTTTTTAGTACAATGTTCTACAAATAAATCAATATATTCAGATAGAGGATCTTCGGATGTACCTGGATCTAAAATGCTGTAGGTATGAGTATCATCTTTGAATAATTCATCCATTGGGGCTTTTTCAATCCTTTTTTTATAATTCTTTTGATTTTGAAGGATTAAATATCTTTTAGCAATAGTCCCAAAATATGAATACGCTTTAGCCCCTTTAGTAGGATCAAATAAATGTATTTTAGATAATAAAAAACAAATTACTTCGTGTTGTAAGTGTTCAATATCATCTACTTCTGTATAATAAAATTTAAAAGTATGGATAATATTTTCCGTTAACTTAAAAAACGGATAATGAATACGAGCATGGTATAATTTTTCCTTTTCTTTAAAGGAAGTAGCATTATTATAAGCTACAATTGCATTCTCAGTATCTTGGGTAAAGTAATTTTTATCCGATTTAGGTTTAGGCATAATATCTATTAGAGTTTTCTCAATTGGAACTCATTTAAGATATCTTGTAACCCTTTAATTTGTTGAAAGAAAAAACCTACCTCATCATCAGATTTGAACGTACCACGTGCATCTACTTGTTTGAGTTTTTCATCTGAAACCTCTATTACTCGCGACATTCTATCTAAATAAGTTAAATAGCTGGCGAGGATATCTTCTTGTTTTTCATTTTTACGAAGAAGGTTGTAAGTCGTGAATCCTAGGACTACGACTAACACCGAAAGTATAATAATAGCAATTATCATAAGTTATCTAACATGTTTTTTAAACCTTCACTTTTGATTGAACCTAATGCCTTTTGCTGTTTGCTTTGATTAGACTTAGGTTTGTCGGATAATATAAAATTCTTATCCTGGGATGGCACGGGATTCTTGAATTTAGGTAACCATTCACGCTCAAATTCAATACGAGCCGCCATTAAATCAGCCTGGTGGATAATAAATGGTAGGGAAGTACGTGGTTTTTGTTCGGGCATAAATGCCATAAGATATTTCTTATTAGCGTCGTCATATAAACCATCGTGTGTTTGAATAGCAATCATCTCATTGAATGTATATTGAATACCATGAGATTGAAGCATAAATAAACCTCGATCTGGGACAGAGGCAAATGCTAGTTCTTTGTTGAACATATAGTCTTCACCTAGCTTATCTCGTCTCCAATTATCAGTTTGAGGGATATATGATTCGTAATTTTCATCTCCAATCTTACCCAAATCATGATTGATAGCAGCAAACACTAATTCTTCAGTAGTAAAGGTAGACATATCTGCTCCTTCATCCCCCCAAAGTTTACTTTGTTTGAGAGCACATCTTACTACACGATTTACGTGTTCTACATAACCCCCGGGAAAAGCATTGTGATATTCTTTTTTATGAGCAGCAGGCATAAGCATAACTCGCTCAGCATACTTCTCATAAAATTCAATTAGTTTTTCCTTACGTGGGGATGAGATATGGGCATTGATGTTCCCAATAAAAATATCCCAATTGTCTTGGATTTGGTTTGCTGTTAATTGCATAACTTTTATTTATTTATTATTCTCCTCTTTGAAGCATTGTGTTAAGATCTCCAATTTGTTCTTCAATTTGATCACAAATTTTGTGAATATCTTGAACAGTAGTACCTTGACGAGTAGACATTACACGAATAGTTTTAATTTTACCTAATACGTGGTCTAACTTTCTTACAAATAACTCTTTATTTCTCATAATTTATATTTTTTTATGGGTATATCGGGGCACCCACATCACCCCTATCTCTATATCTCCCCATTTCCCAACCCCTGTACCTCCAAGATACGAGGAGAAAGTTACATTGGCAAGTTTTTCTGTAATAAATCTTTAACTTTTTTTATATGTGCACATCTTTCATATTCTTCTCTTTCTTCCCAAAATGAAATAGCTAAATTACATGCTGTAATTGTGTATTCATCTGAAAAGATATGTGATGCATCTATCCCTTGTTCTGAAGTAGGGTCAAATTCTTTTATATGAGCCCATGCTCTAACATGAGTAATAAATTCCCCTGCTTCTTGATCGACATCAATCATTTTAGCCATATCGGGCATAAATTCCATAAACTTTTCCATTCGTTTTTCAAAACCTTTTTGATTCCAAATAATCTTTTTGAACATACCTAATTTAAATGCTTGTGTTTCCTGAAGTTGGAGTAAAGCAACTTTATCCATTATAGGAGCATCATCTTCAAAAGCATCAAATATATTATTTAGATTCATGGGAATTCATCCAAATCAGTTTCAACCTTAACTCTACCACTTTTATAAACGGTCATTCTAGTAGGATACCAATCATCAAAGTAGCTAAAAGTAATTTTATGTTTAGTTATATCATTAAATTCACAATCTAATTCTCCAAGCCAATCCTGAACATCTGATTTATCAAATGTCCCATCCAGATAGTATTGGTGAACTATGTGGGCATAATTTTTAATTTGTGCCTGTGTTTTCACGGTTATAAATATATACAATTTCTAAATCGATGCCTGCTGTGGTTGTTGTGTAGTAATGCATTATATCGCGTTATAATATGGAAATACTTGGGGAGTCTTTGACGGGTTAATTAGTAATTGCGTCCTTGGTTACGAAAAAGATCGAAATCTTTGTAAACTTTGGATTCTAGTTTATCGACTCGAGAGTCGGTGTGTCGAACAACTTGTTCTTCAACACGGTTAATTTGTTCATATAAATCATTTCGGTAGCGTTCTACCTCGTAATGTAACTCTCTAACGTTAGCATCTAGCTCTCGTTGAGTGTTTTCCGCTTGTTTGCGGGTGATGTTCAAAGTCTTTAAGACCAAAAACGTACCTGC